CATTTCATTGGAAAAAGTTGTTTTTCTAATAAATCAACTGCTCTATCATCAAGACTATTCGAGGTCTGCTTACAAATTGCTCGAAGCAAATCCACAATAAGTCTCTTAACAGCAGTTGTAGTTAAAAAGGTTAATAAGATTGGTTTGAGAATCTTATACATACGATAATTATGTGTTACTTCCCAAACATAGCTAAAATGCTAGTATTAGACAAGATACTCAGCTTTTATGGCAGAACAGGAGAAGAAAAATCCTCTTCAAAAACTGAAAGAAAACATTACAGACAAAGAGGAACAATTAGCTTTTATCTCAGTTGTAGTAAGGCTTGTTGTAGTTGGGTGGAGTGGTTTCATAGTTTCCCTTAACTACATTTCTATACCAGGTTACACAAATGAACCTAAAGATATAACTTTTCCTGCAAGTTTACTAACAGGTGCATTAGCGAGTTTTGGTTTAGAAGGTGCTAAAAAAAGAGGTGACGGTACTTTTAAACCAGAAGACAAACCACTAAATAAAAAAGAAGTGGAAGCGTTACTAGCATCACAGTCTGGTAGTTATCAAACAGTTAGAATTGAAACGCCAATAAAAATTATTGGTGCAGAAATTGATGATTCCAAATCAAAAAAATGAAAAAACTACTAGCACTAATATTATTGTTTAGTCCTTCTGTAGCACTGGCAGACATAAATCATTCAATCCAAAATGTCGTTTCTGTCAGTACTTTAGGTGCTTCATCTACAGCTAATCGCATAGGTACTACGTTTTCTGCATCAGGTACAAATGTCACGCCAACAGCAGGTGATACTGCAAATGCTATTGGTACATTAGATTTAACAGATGCACAAATCACTAACGGTATTCCTACGATTGACGCTACAACTACTTATGCAGTAACTACCGCAGGGGATGCGTGGTCTGTGTCGGAAAGCTATATCCAAGGCGATGCTATACCAAGTACAGGTATGACGGTTACTAATGGTACTGTACCTGCATTGGTAGTATTTGGAGATACAACTACTTTTGCAGGTGGAAATATAGGCACTACAGCTATGACCATGGATAGTGGTGGAGCGATGACAGTTAACCTATCTGCTACAGGAGCAGGTGTAACAGCACAAATGTCTAACACAATTAAGTTAGAAATTGATTAATGAGGTGGCTTGTACTTTTATTCTTCGCAATACCTAGTGCAAACGCAGGAAGTATTACTCCAGCCTTTACAACAGGTCAGATGGAATCTACAAGCTCTAGCAAAACTATTATTGTGGAGACAATCGTTACAGAAAATTACAGGACAGGGTATTCATATTCTATGCAGGGGTCTAACGTACAGGTCAAAGATGGAACTGTTATCTCTCCCAATGCGACATATACAAACACACAGACAGTTAATGGAGTTTCATTTCAATGGGTGACTCCAAACTTAACAACCAAGCCTCAATGGGAAATAAAAAACCCTGGAGAAGCATTTTCGATCACAGAAAACTTTTTAGCACCTGGATTGGATGCAACCAGCACAATCCAACGCACCATAAATACAGAAAGTCAAAGTACAAGTTTAAGTATCTTCTCGCAATAATATTATTAGCAATATCACCCAAAACCCTTGCAAATACAGTGAGTTCGCCCAGTGCATCCAGTAGTGGAACGGTTATCAATAATGGCTATCAGACAATAAATGGTGGATTCCCAACGATGACTTACGGAGGAAGTATACAGTGTCAGCAACCAACACTAGCTTTTACTCCCTTTGTTACTAAAGGAGAAAACTATAGCACTCCTAGATTAACTACAACCAAAACTAATATTTACGATCTTTCAGAAGATTCAAATGGTAATCTTATAAATCCTGGAAAAATTCTTTATCAAAGTGAACAGCCAAGAATAGATCAATCAACTCATAATTTTAACTATGGATTTACTATCAGCCTACAAATACCATTAGGTGAAGGATCTGATCTTTGCGTCAAAGCTGCTGAGAATCAAATTAAAGGACAAGAATTTGCTTTGACTAAGGCTAAACTTGAAGCTAATCTTGCAAGAATGAAGATATGTGCCGAGCAATTTAAACTTGGTGTAAAGCTGATAAATGAAGATGCTGTTGCTTGTAAAAACGTAGTATTAACAACGATCCCAAATCAAGTTATCCCACATACTCATGAATTAAAGCAGTAGACAAGCACGGGTTGAAACTTGTCTACCTAGACGCCCTATCCTTCGCCATGTTAAATAGGGTTTTTTTATTTTAGCTTTTCTTTTTTCTTTTTTGTAAGTTTTTTTATTAAATTTTTTACTAAAGGTTTTACAACATTAAGGAGTAATGGAGTAGTGGCAGCAACAGTAGCAATAAGAGCAGTGCTAACAAGCTGTGGAGGATTCGGTATGTATTGATCTTTGAAGGGTACGTCTTCATAAAGAGTGATACATTCAATTCCATCTTCTCCTCTTTTATAACCTTTTATACGTTCCAAACGCTTTTCATTAACAAAACTTCCTACTCTTAAATCTTTTTTACCAGGACAAGGTTCTATTTCTATTTTCTTCTCTTCTTTTGGTTTCGACATTTGATTGTTTACTTCTTCTGCGGGTTTTGACGAGGAACTCGGTACATCTTCCGTATAAATAATTTCACTTGGGTCGTATCGCATAGGATTGTACGAAGGGATCTGACCCTCAGGACAGACAGTGTACGTTCCATTAGGATCTGCTATTAAAAGAGAAGGATTGCGTGTAGTCTCTAAATCACGATGATATAAGTTACAGCCAGGTATCTTTCCTTCAAGTTTATGTTTTATAAAATATGGTGTATCTGGTAAATCAATAGTTGGAAGTGTTATCTCAGGTATCTTTATTTCAGACACTTATAACTTCATTTTTGGAAGTCCCATTGACGGCCCTGTTGTCTTAGGTAAGGCATTGTCTAAGACTTTAGGCATCATTCCCTGTACATTACCGAGAACTTCATTCATTACTTTTGATTTAAACTGTTCTGAAGTTACATATTTATAACCAAGGTATGCTCCACCACTCATGGAAGCTACCATTACAAATGAGATGATACTCAATACGTTAGCAATTTTTTGAAACATGATTAAAGAAGCCCTCCTAAAAGCTTGTATGCCAATTACTTTGATGACTTTGGCTTTGATTCTTGGGTTAGCTCCACTGTACCTGTTGGCTGGGATTCTTGTTCGATCTTCCTCAACAACATCTCCTTCGCCTGTATCCCGCCCTCAATCAGTAAAATAGTTTTAGTTTCATCTTCTAATACTTTTTGTGCTTGATTTCTAGTTTCAACGTGTTTTGCTAATTCTTCTTTCCATTGAACTAACTGTTTTTCAATAATAGCTTTCATAAATTAGACGATAGTAAGAGTTTCTCCTGCTCCTACAGTAACAGTAACACCGCTATCTATAGTGATAGGACCAGCAGACATAGCGTTCTTGCCGTTAGTAATAGTATAGTCAGTCGTTACATTCTGACCATTTTCATAAAATATCTCATCAGATCCTCCACCAGTTGCACCAGCCGATATTCCTGTTAATGCAGATCCATCACCAGAAAAAGCTGTTGCTGTACAAGTACCTGTAACTGTAAATCCTCCCGAAACCGTTTCTGCCTTCTTTGAGTTGTTATGGTATAGCTCTACTGCTCCACCTTCTTTAAATACAGCACAATTTTCATTATTATCACCTCTAATGTATACATCATCACCTCTTAAAAATAAATCACCATTATTCTGTAAAAATAATCCAGATGCAGTTTTACCTAGGAATGCAGAACCTCCATTAGTAATAAAATATAAATAATGATCTTGATCTAAAACTATATGATGATCGTTAGTATCTAAATCACCGCCTAGCTGTGGTGATGTGTCATTTACCAAGTCAGTAATATATCCAGCACCATTTGTTATTGCGTTGTTATTCAGTGAAATATTCGCAGTTCCATCGAATGAAACACCAGCTATGTTTCTTGCAGTTTCAAGAGCCGTTGCAGTTGCAGCATTTCCTGTAGTGTCCTGATTTAACGTGCCAACGACAAAATCTATAGTGCCATCGCTATCTTGGTACGTTACTGTTATGCCTGTCTCGGTATTACCCGTAAGCATACCTCCGACAATATCTTGAACTTGCTCATTGGTTAAAGTTGCGGTTATGTAGCCAGCACCATTGGTAATCGCATTATTGTTCAAAGAAATATTAGCCGTACCATCAAACGAAACTCCTGCAATAGTTCTGGCAGTTTCCAAAGCTGTTGCTGTTGCTGCGTTTCCAGTTGTATCTTGGTTAAGAGTTGCTACTCTGGCTGCTGCAATAGTTCCAGATGCGATATTACTTCCATTCAAATTAGTAAGTGCAGATCCATTAAGTGCTGGTAAAGTAGACGGAAATCTTGCATCAGGTACAGTTCCTTCTCCTAAATCATTTGCATCTAATGAGGCATATTCAGCTTGACCTATTGCAGTCGAACCCGATCCAGAAATACTTTTTATTTTTAAATATTTATCAGCAGCAATTTGATTATCTGGAAAAATTAACGTGTAAGATTGCCCTGCACTATGAGCAGGTGAAGCTAATTTTATTCCATGACTTTGTGCAGAACAGTTTAGTTGTAATTTACCGTCATTACCTCCAGCACCTCTAACTTCAACAACACCAGTTCCATTTGGTTCGATTTTTACATTACCATTGCTAGTCGCTGTGGTTATCTTGCTTGATTGAACATCTAAGTCTCCACCTAGTTGAGGAGAAGTGTCACTGACAACATCAGCTATGTAACCAGCCCCATTAGTAATAGCATTGTTATTAAGTGAGATATTTCCCGATCCATCGAAACTGACTCCAGCTATTGTCCTTGCTGTGGTTAAAGTGTCAGCCGATCCAGCGACTATACCAACAGCAGATCCTCCATCATTTTTACTAAATAGCTTGCAATTACTAGTTCGTATAGCTAATTCGCCAACCGCAAGATCACTATTTCCAGGATCACTACCGCTTGCTCTTTTTAATTTAATTGTGTTCGCCATTGTTCGACCTCCTGATGGTTAAATTTAGTATGTTCCTCCATCTATATCAAAACTAGAGGCACTTTCATCTTCTAAAAATGTAACAAGATCAGATAATGCAACTTGCTTCATTGTTCCAGCATCATTCATTACTAGACGATCTGCTGCTGCCAAAGTTGTAGATGTTGCAGCAGTATCTCCGTCCATTATGTTCAGTTCAGAAGTCGATACTGTCGCTCCATCAAGAATAGCCACTTCTGTTGAAGTCAAAGCTGCTAAAGCAGCAGAAGCTCCAGATTGACAACCAGATAAATTAGCCAAGTCTGCATCATAGGCTTGAACATTAGTTCCTATAGCAAGTCCTAAA